GCAAATACCTTCCAACGAAACGCTCCAGAAATAAACGCAAGCCAATCCCAAAAGAATCTGACGTAAAAACCTTCAATTACACGGCTCACCTGTGGGATATCCGGTGGCTAAGACATCGTGCGAGGAAAACAAGGTGATTGACGTGATGATTTATTCGGGGCTATATTCCTCAAACGCCAGCAAAATCTGGCGTCGGGATTGGCGTCCTGGATAGAGACCGCGACAGATACACGCCGCGAGCGTGTTTTTTATTGTCGTATGCACGCGCACATCTGAATTATGGTGGGCTGTGTGGGGGCGGAGAGATCCGCGCCGGTCGGTTTCCCGGTTACGCCAACCCTGCACAGTTCACCACCAGACGATTGGCGTCGTCGGTGGTGAGTTATTAAGAAACCACCAGAGGGCGTCATTATGACAACTAAAATTTCTGTTGAAACTCTCTCCCCGATCACCCATAACCAGATTCCTGTTATTACCACCGAACTTTTGGCGCAGCTTTACGGCACTGAGCCGGTGTGTATTCGCCAGAATCATCATGAGAACAAAGTACGCTTCGTTGAAGGGAAACACTTTTTCAAAGTTGTTGGTAATGACCTTAAAGAATTGCGGGTAGCTTTAAACTACTCACAAAATTTGCGGGTTACTTTAAGTAACTCACAAAATTTGCGGGTTACTTTAAGTAACTCACAAAATTTGCAACCATCTTTAAGAGGGTTACAAATTTCCCCGAAAGCCCGCTCCCTCATCCTCTGGACAGAACGCGGCGCAGCCCGTCACGCAAAAATGCTCGAAACCGATCGGGCGTGGGAAGTGTTCGAAAAACTGGAAGACTGCTATTTCAGTCAAAAAATCCCAGAACAACTTCAGCTTCCAGAATCAACACTATCTATCAACTACCCTCTCTCGTGGTTTTCAGAGCATCACCCCTACTCCATGATGAGCTATGTTGATCGAAAAACTCTTAACCTGGACGTTTCTGTGCTCTTCGATATGCCAAGCCCAACTATGCGCATCCTCAACGAGCTACACAGCAAGGGCTATAACGTCGATGCAGCTGTCGCCGAATTTAACGCCTTCAAGCATCTGACGGAAGAAATGCGCCGTACTCTACAGGATATTTCAAGATTGTCAGATCGAAATTCCCGAAAAGGCTTCTCGTTAAGTCTTTAAAGAACAGATCGTTTGACAATGCTGCATTAACGGGGATATATTCCGCCTCATGGTGCTCAAAACACCTTAGCAAGTAGCGGTTACCGCGCCCGACAGACATGCGGTTTTTTTGTGTCCAGTCTTCTTGGTTTATGACCGGGCGTGCGGCTAATACAACACCAGCAATGGGAATATGCCCGCCGACTACTTGCGGTTTTGAGCGCCCGGTCACCCTCTCAAAAGGGGTAAATCAAAATATCAAGTAGGACATAAAGCATGAAAACCATCTCCGTGGAGTCCCTCTCCATAATTTCATTTAGTAATATACCTGTGGTGACTACAGAGCTTCTTGCCAGCTTATATGGCACAGAACCAGATTACATCCGAAAAAATTTCAATCGGAATTCTGGACGATTTGTTATCGGTAAGCACTACTTTTTACTTGAGAATGAGGAGTTGCGCGAATTTAAGCACAGCATGTCTTTAAGACCTTCTGTGAAAATCGCCCGTAACGTTCGCTCCCTCATCCTCTGGACAGAACGCGGCGCAGCCCGTCACGCAAAAATGCTCGAAACCGATCGGGCGTGGGAAGTGTTCGAAAAACTGGAAGACTGCTATTTCAGCCAGTGCGAGAAAAATACTGGCAAACAAGAGAAGAAGCTCAACGGGCTTTCCGCAAAAGAAACAGACAGCCTTGTATGGCTGTGGGATTATGCCAACCGCTCACAGGCATTGTTCCGTGAGTTGTATCCCGCATTAAAACTGATTCAGTCTGGCTATTCCGGCATATGCCACGACTACGGCTATGAGTTCTCGTATATCATCGGGAGGGCGAGGGGCGTTTTAATTAATCACACGCGGGATATAGATATTTATGAGCCTGACGGGCCGACGAACCTTCTGGCATGGGAAAGGCTTAAGAACAAAGAGTTGCCGCCTTCACTGCATCGCTACTGACAATTGACAACTTAACAAACCCAGCTTCGGCTGGGTTTTTTATTGCTGAATTTTCAATGTGAGAGGACATGACAATGAATGAGCTGATAAATAGCAATGCCATCAAAATGACAAGCATTGAAATCGCTGAGTTGGTGGGAAGCCAACACGGTAATGTCAGAATATCAATAGAACGTCTGGCAAAGCGTGGGGTGATTCAACTTCCTTCAATGCAAAAAGTTGAAAATAAACAAACAATTAGCCCTAACAAATTCACAAGCGTGTATATATTCGAAGGCGAACAAGGTAAGCGAGACAGCATTATTGTCGTCGCTCAGTTGTCGCCGGAATTCACCGCTCGCCTTGTTGACCGCTGGCGAGAACTCGAAGGGGCAACCGCGAAAATACCACAAACCTTTTCTGAGGCATTGCGCCTTGCGGCCGACCTTGAAGACCAGAAGGCTGAACTGGAGAAACAGCTTGCTCTCGCAGCACCTAAAGTTGAGTTTGCCGATCGAGTTGGCGAGGCCAGCGGAATTTTGATTGGAAACTTTGCAAAGGTTGTTGGTATTGGTCCAAACAAACGGTTTGCGTGGATGCGCGATCACAAAATCCTTATTGCTTCAGGTGCCCGGCGCAATGTGCCAATGCAGGAATATATGGATCGCGGCTATTTCACAGTGAAAGAAACAGCGGTCAATACAAATCACGGAATACAGATATCGTTCACCACAAAAATCACCGGGCGTGGTCAACAGTGGCTGACAAGAAAGCTGCTAGATAACGGAATGCTTAAAGTAACAGGGGAGGCTGCTTAATGGCTAAACCAGCGCGAAGGAAATGCAAAATCTGTAAGGAATGGTTTCACCCGGCATTCTCAAATCAGTGGTGGTGCTGCCCGGAACACGGAACTCAATTAGCACTCGAACGACGAAGTAAAGAACGCGAAAAAGCGGAAAAAGCAGCAGAGAAGAAACGACGACGAGAGGAGCAGAAACAGAAAGATAAACTGAAGATTCGAAAACTCGCCTTAAAGCCCCGCAGTTACTGGATTAAACAAGCCCAACAAGCCGTAAACGCCTTCATCAGAGAAAGAGACCGCGACTTACCATGTATCTCGTGCGGAACGCTCACGTCTGCTCAGTGGGATGCCGGACATTACCGGACAACTGCTGCGACACCTCAACTCCGATTTGATGAACGCAATATTCACAAGCAATGCGTGGTGTGCAACCAGCACAAAAGCGGAAATCTCGTTCCGTATCGCGTCGAACTGATTAACCGCATCGGGCAGGAAGCAGTAGACGAAATCGAATCGAACCATAACCGCCATCGCTGGACTGTCGAAGAATGCAGGGCGATCAAGGCGAAGTATCAGCAGAAACTTAAAGACCTGCGAAACAGCAGAAGTGAGGCCGCATGACGTTCACAGTAAAAACCATTCCTGACATGCTCGTTGAGGCATATGAAAATCAGACCGAGGTAGCCAGAATACTGAACTGTAGTCGCAACACGGTCAGAAAATACACTGGCGATAAAGAAGGGAAAAGACACGCTATCGTCAACGGTGTTCTTATGGTTCACCGCGGATGGGGTAAAGATACTGATGCGTGATATCCGGCAGGTTCTTGAGCGCTGGGGGGCATGGGCGGCAAATAACTATGAGGATGTTACATGGTCGCCCATTGCTGCCGGATTTAAGGGACTGATCCCCGAAAAAGTAAAATCACGTCCACAGTGCTGTGACGATGATGCGATGGTGATATGCGGGTGCATAGCCCGCCTTTACCGGAACAATCGCGATCTGCATGACTTGCTGGTTGATTATTACGTGTTGGGGGAGACGTTCATGGCGTTGGCACGGAAACATGGGTGCTCTGACACCTGTATAGGTAAACGCCTTCACAAAGCGGAGGGGATTGTTGAAGGCATGCTGATGATGCTGGGAGTGAGGCTTGAGATGGATCGGTATGTTGAGCGTGAATTGCCGGGAGGGAGAACCTCTGTATTTTATCAGCGAAAAAATAGTTTACGATCGTAAAAATCTGCATATCATGATAAGAGTGGTTACATTGCCACGCAGTCGAACCCGCCGATGCGCGGGTTTTTTTGTACCCCGAATCCTGTGAGCTATACGGAAAGTACACAGAAAGGAAGGTGCGACCGTAATTAATAACAAAATCTTAAAAATCGCATATAGCACTATTAGTTTTCTAAATATTGTATATTTTAAGTATTGCAGGATAACCCTGTAACGAAGTTTGCGTAACAGCATTTTGCTCTACGAGTTTGCCAGCCTCCCCCAGTGGCTGGCTTTTTTATGTCCGTAGCGTCAAAGCAGCAATGGCGCTAGGGCGTCGTGCAATTGGCGTTGAGCTGGAGAGCGGGCGTTTTGAGCAGACGGTCAGGGAAGTTCAGAATGTAGTCAGTCAGAACGGATGATATTGCAGAATTAGTTACGTACCGTTATTATCCTGCGCCCGGCCCTTTAGCTCAGTGGTGAGAGCGAGCGACTCATAATCGCCAGGTCGCTGGTTCAAATCCAGCAAGGGCCACCATCACATACCGCCATTAGCTCATCGGGATAGAGCGCCAGCCTTCGAAGCTGGCTGCGCGGGGTTCGAGTCCTCGATGGCGGTCCATTATCTGCATTATGCGTTGTTAGCTCAGCCGGACAGAGCAATTGCCTTCTGAGCAATCGGTCACTGGTTCGAATCCAGTACAACGCGCCATATTTATTTACCAGGCTCGCTTTTGCGGGCCTTTTTTATATCTGCGCCGGGTCTGGTGCTGATTACTTCAGCCAAAAGGAACACCTGTATATGAAGTGTATATTATTTAAATGGGTACTGTGCCTGTTACTGGGTTTTTCTTCGGTATCCTATTCCCGGGAGTTTACGATAGACTTTTCGACCCAACAAAGTTATGTCTCTTCGTTAAATAGTATACGAACAGAGATATCGACCCCTCTTGAACATATATCTCAGGGGACCACATCGGTGTCTGTTATTAACCACACCCCACCGGGCAGTTATTTTGCTGTGGATATACGAGGGCTTGATGTCTATCAGGCGCGTT